AAGGACAACACCAAGGGTGTTCTGATCGTCAATGACATCGATGTGGCTTACAACCAGATCAAGAAGAAGTTCGAATACAGCATACCGGGCGCCGACTTTATAGATGATATGCAGGAGGAAGGCGCCCTGATCGAGATTGAGGACCGATGCATACAACTCGGGATCCCACACGCAAAGGTGCGGGACCATGTGAAGGTGTTAGCGCGGCAATACAACCCGGTGCAAGATTGGATCAATCACAGGCCGTGGGATGGCAAGGACCGGCTAACTGATTTCCTCAACACCATTACCAGCAGTAACACTCCGCTCAAAGAGCTGCTTATGACCAAGTGGCTTATCAGTTGTGTAGCAGCCGCATACGAGCCCCAGGGCGTTGCTCTCGAGGGCATATTGACTTTCCAAGGGGCTCAGGGCCTGGGTAAGACTCTGTGGTTTAAACGGCTCGCCAACTACGAGGATGGCTGGCTGCTTGAAGGCGCCACACTCAATCCATCCGATCGAGACTCAGTAAAGCTGTGCGTTAGCCACTGGATTGTGGAGCTGGGCGAAATCGAATCGACGTTCAAGAAAAGCGATATGGATCAGTTGAAGGCGTTTATCACCAAACGTACCGATGAAATGCGCCTACCCTACGATCGCGGACACACGACGTATCTCAGGCGCACAGCATTCTATGCGAGCGTGAACGCCCGGGAGTTCCTGACAGACAGTAGCGGGAACCGACGGTTCTGGGTCATCCCGGTTACAGCAATCAATGCGGATCATGGCATCGATATGCAGCAACTGTGGGCCGAGGTCAAAGAGCGGTTCTATCGAGTAGGGGAGAAGAACTGGTTCCTGACCAGCGAGGAGCGAGCCCTGCTCGAGGCGAGCAATGAGCTGTATCGAACGCAGAGTAGCACTGAGGACCTGATCCTGGAGCACGTTGATTTCGACAGCAAGACAACCAAGCCAGTGCAGATGACGAAGCTGCTCAAGGACCTGGGCATTTCATCCCCGCGCATGGCTGACTTTAAAGAGGCCGCCAGGATTCTCTCTCAGAAGGGCATAGAGCCGCGCAGATCGAACGGCAAAAAGATATACGACTTAGACTACCGTACCACTGAAAGCAACGTGTATGCCCTGCACAACAACCCATACGACGCGGACATTTGAGGTGATCTGTGGATTATGTGGATCGATTGACAGGGTGGCAAAAATGCCTACCTGTACAGGGTATAGTCTAAGTTATTGATAAATGAGTGTTTTGTCATAGTGTAGGGTAGGGTATCTATCTAATAAAATATAATATATATATATAGATATAGGAGAGAACACAGGAGAGTTTATGTTTTTTTCAAAAGTCTCAAACGCACCCTACCCTCACACCCTACCCTGTCATGGCGAAAATTTTGTATACGATTGTGGTTTGAGCGTCGAGGACAATTTCGTAAGATGGCGCGTAGCAAACACCGCGGAGCGATTCGCCTGGGGTGACCAACCGTACAACGACGCGGACGCAAGAGCCGTATTCCATTCAGCATTGGAGTCAGGATGCCTACAGCACAAAAGCGTGGGAGACCGAGAAAAGAAAAAAACCAACTAGCAGCCGTACCTGAACAGTTCGAAAAGGACGAGGAGTACGGACTGACCGAAATGCAGAGCGCCTTCGTGTGGCATTACACCGAAGGCGCGGTGGGTCAAACTGAGGCAGCCAGGCGAGCCGGTTTCAGTTTCCCGAGCCATGCCAGTAGCAAACTGCTCAACGGCAAAGACCATCCCAATGTGGTTAAGGCTATCCGGAGTAAACAGGATGAGCTGCGCGACCGTTACGCTATCCGCCCGGAGAAGTCAGCGAAGATGCTGTTCGAGATAGCAGAGAAAGCGTTCGAGGCTGGACACTTCAATGCCAGTGTGTCGGCTATCAAAGAGCTAAACCAGATGGCCGGCATCACGGTCCACAGATCTCAGAACCTGAATATCAACGCGAACATCGACTCGATGTCGAAGGAAGATATCAAACAGCGCATCAGCGCCCTGCTAGGCGTCGAACAGGAGCTTTCAGACAAGGACCAGTAGGTTGACCCGGGTATCGGAAAAGGGGCTGAGAAACCAAGAAAAGAGCCTCTCTCTTTTCCTGGGCCGCAAAAATCCGGAAAAAATGGCGATTTTGCCGAAATTTTAGCCCTGGTGCGCCCTCGAGCGGTGCAAAAACGGCAATCCTGGGCGCAAAAACGGCATTCCCCTGCTCAGAGGCGTTACGATCTACGCAAAATGGGCCTGTGAGCGCGGTGTTTGGGGGCTGTGGGACCCCTACGGGTCCAAAAAATAGGCTGAGATCGCGTTATATTGCGACCAGGGCACCCCCCAAAATGGCAGCTGCGCGTGCTGCTATGGCTATAGCTGAGTTCACCGCACTCAATTACCAAAATTTTGTAAGGATTTTATTAGGAACCCTAGCACCCAGGATTTTTTTAGGGACGTAGGAGCCTGGGCGCTAGGACCAACCTATTGGGAGATAGTTGGAAGGCTAAGGTAACCATATCTGGATTTGATTTCTAGGGTATTCGCTCTATGATCCGCGACATGGCAGACAGTAGACAGAAAGGCGCCCAGTTCGAAAGAGCCATAGTGCGCCAGTTGAACGAATTCTTCGAGGACAACGGACTTGAGCACATCAAGTGTCAGCGCAACCTCGATCAATATCAGACTGCGAACCAGTGTGACATCGAGATCCCGGGTCACTCTGTCGAATGCAAGGCGTACAAGTCCGGATGGTGGTTCGCACCGGCCTGGTGGGAACAGGTTTGTCAATCGGTGGATTGTGAGACACCTGTATTGGTTTGGAAATTCAACAACAAGCCGGTCCGGGTCACTGTTCCACTGCATTACATGAACGAGAACTTCCCTGTGGATAACTCGCACACCTGTGTAGTGACGTTCGATACTTGGCTTGATATTCTCAAAACCAAAATCGAGATATTCAGCGAGGTGGCGTAGTGGATCCGACCGTAGATATTTTTTCTGAGGTAGAACGCGACATGATGGGCGTGCCTATCACTGGATCCAGCCGTGATCGTCAGCTTGACGCTTTTAGGGGCATGGCTCGCCAACGGTTCCTTGATCCCCTCGAAAACCGTGCTACGAATATTGTTAAGTTTCAGGTCGCTCAGGCTTTAAGTAAGTTACCGGGCATCAAAGGGGAGGTAATCAACAAAATTATTGCACTTGCTGAGTCTCAGGATCCTGATGACAAGCTGGCTTTCAACCAAATTGTCTCGCGTCTTAATTTGCCGATAGATTTGCGGCGTATGGGCGACGATTACATGGCGTCGAAGCGTTTCGAAAATGCTTTGGGTGATAATTCTAGCGTAGGTATCTCTGCTTATTTGCCGGATGAGGGTAAAAAGCAATACAGCTTGTCAGCTGAAAAGCGTTTTCCTAATTTTTTTGGCGGTGAAGCTCGCGTAGGTGGCAACATTTCCACTGGTGGCGACCCTGAGATTCGCGCTAGTTTTACGAAGCGGTTTGCCAGCGGTGGTGAAGTAGACATTTTCCGGGACCCGGTTTATGAGCAGATGGGGCTCATATTTGATCCAGAGCGCAACCAGTACTACGAAAATATCGAGGATCCGCGTTTCGGAATGATCCGAAGCTACATCAGCCCCAGAGACCAGGGCCCGGTGCCCGAGTTGAGTGAGGCAAGACAGCTTGCGGACATTGAACCGGATATAGCACGCATAGCGGGTCAGATACTCAGCCAAGCGGGGCCCGGTGTAGGCTCAAAACCCAAAGGAATCTCAGATCGCAGTATGTCGCTGGCTAGAAAAATAGCGGCTGACAGTATGGCGTTCAGTGAGGGCGCGGCGACCGACAAGTCTTTCCAGCAATTAGAGACCAAAGCCAGAGAAATAATTGATCGCGTGAAGCGTGGTGGTGCGATGATTGTGCCAGACGCGATGAACGAGACGTTTGAGCAGTTGCGTAGAAGCATTCAACAGGACAGCAAAGGATTCAGCAGTCGTGGC